AACGGCAGTGACAACAAGGTCAGCCATTTTAAGGGGGAATTTCTCAGCATCTGATAAGCTTGTATCTAATTGAAATTGTAGCATATAGTTGCTACGACCCATTGAAGCTTCACGTTCTAATAGATCATCATCATCAAATCTATCAGGGTCAGTACAGCTCCATTCACTAGCACCTTCATCTAAATCCTCTTGGATCTGAGGTGCTAGGAGCCCTTCGTATTGGGAGAGCTTTGACTTACGGGGATATCTCGCTGGCCAAACGAAGGGACGATACGAACGCTCTGCCAACTTACGATAAACAGTAAAAGTAGTCTGAGGAGTCCCGAGATACATAATACGGCTATCGCTTTTGGGGGTAAGAATTGACTCTGCTTCCGTACAGAGTTGAAGAAGTTTTTCACGCATTAACTCCGTCATGGAATTTCCAGGAACCTCTATGTCGTCCAAGATCATCAAATCTGCGCGACTTCCGGTTAGTTGTCCAGTTATTCCTACCGACTTTACGCTTGGGGCTTGGTGAGGTGAACAAGCTACGTCGAAGCTGATGCGACTCCAACGTGAATCGTCTGACTTCGGTTTGAGATGAGTTAGCCATGGAGTTTCAATGATAAGTTTTTGTAGGAAAATAGACATGTTATCTGCTCTTTCTTTAGAAGCAGATATAATCATTATTTTTCTTTCAGGATCTTTAAAGAGTGTCCATAACACAAAAGCACCAGTAATCCAAGATTTACCAACACCTCTAAAGGCTTGGATCTGTAATCTTTTTGGTCCATGTTGTAAGTAATCAGCTATAGCGTATTGGGCTCTTGTTGGAGATGGCAATTCTAGTTGATCCCATAAAGCTTGTAGGAATAGTTTAAAGTCGTCTTGTAGGGCGGTTATGACGTTACTCATGCTTTCTTAGTTTTTAATTTGTTACGGTTTTTAGCAAATAATATTTCTGCCCACACACCGTTACCCATATATCTCATTTTTACACCATCAGAAAACTTCTTGATAGTACCTTTTTTAATTGGATCTGTTTTTGGTTTTGATTTTGGCATAATGGTTTCTTTAGTTACCTATTTTTATCTATAAATTGATCAGCTGGTGATACTCCTTCAAGCATTAATTTTTTATAAGACCCAGGTTTTGTCCAATCTACAGTATCACCTAATTGTTGATATCGTTTCATTAATGAAAATGTAGCTTCATCAACTACAGGTTGCACGTGTTCTAAATAAACTTCTAAATGAGCAATCCTTGTTTTAGCATCCATACCTTTTAAAGATGGCATATCTAATCCATTTAAACCTAATTGTTTATCCATCCAAGAATGTAAAGCTTTATGTACAGGATGTGGTAAATTATTTCTATTAAATTGAGTTTTACCTAATGGAGTACCTTTATCATAAAAATGTTTAGTAATTTTTTTAGCCTCTGCTGGTTTAACACCATCAAAAGCCCAAGTATAACCCTCAACCATATGTGCATGATGACCTTCAATTTTTTCAAGTGGAAGTTTTTTGGGATCTGTAAAACCAGGGAATAATTCATTCCAATCTTGTTTACCATGAGTCTGTATTAACTCATTAGTAGATCTTTGAAGCTGTGCAGAAGCACGGTCTGATTTTAAAGATTTTTTAACACCTGTTTCTGTTTTTCTAAATATAATCTCTTCACCATTAGGGAGAATCCATGGAGTTGTTGTATCTTTATATCCTGTTAAATTACCATGTTTTAATCTATAGTCTAATGCTTCTTGGTGACGTCTTATACCTTCTGGTGTATTACCTGCATCTCGGAGTAGTTGATTAGGTCCACTTGATCTTTGTGCTCTAGTTCTATTTTTACTTCTTACAGGAGCATCTAATGGTCCTGTTCCAGGTGTATATCCAGAAGTTTGTAAAGGTTTATTGGTAAAAGATATATCTTCTGAAGCACGAATTACATCAGATGTAACTCCAACAGGTGCTAATTGCTGATTTATTCTAGCAAGTGGCCTAATAGGTTTAATTCCTTTTGCCATTTTTAATTCACCTAGACCAGGATACATTAAATATGCTAAAGAAGATCCTGCCCAATGAGGTAAACCCCATTTCTGAGCAGAATCACCAGCAGCTTGTGCAAAAGCTTCTTCTCCAGGTAATGATGTTAATTCACCTAATTTACCTAAAGCACCAGCAAAACCTGTTGCTATAGAGGACTTACCAACTTGTTCTCCAATCCATTCTCCAGCTTTATTGACTGTTTCAGAAGTCCTTAAAGGTTGTCCTAAAAAAGTTCTTATATCCTCTAGGTTATTATATATTTTACCTTTATAATGATAAGTATTCCCATGTTTACCTTGTATTACTTCTACACCTTTAGGAAGATTTTCAGGTATAGGTTCAGCTGGTTTTAAATCTATATCTTCTGGGTTTCTATCTGGATAAGGTCGTGCTTTTGTATTACCAGCAATAACATCCATTGTACTAGGATTATACATTATTTCCCTTGACCTCCACCTCTACCACGATTCGTCTTCCGACTCTCTGCTTTATACCCACCGCCTGGTTGTTTAGAGGCATCCATTTTAGATCCTTTTCTAAGTTTTAATTTAGATCTTTGTTTAGCATGTGTTCGTTTATACTCTTTAGAATGAGCATACTTACCACCAGGACTATTATCTTTTACATGCTTAGCACGTGACTTAGCATTAGTTCTATAGGTTTGCGTGGATGTTTTTGCCATACATTCTCCTTTGTACAAGTTCAGGGTCTATCTTAGGTATCACATTAGCAAGCTTCTCTAAAGGACTACCTTCATAAGCTACACCGCTGATATCATTTGTTTTTAACCAGTCACAAGCTACTTTTAAGTCTTGTGTAGAAGCAGTACCACTTCGGACCCGTGCTAGGAATTCTTCTGTGACAAGGCTATGTAATTCGTGAAACTGGTCTTCTGTGGCTTTCTTCATTAGTTTAACATGTCTTTATATTTTTGAGGTAGTTTCTTGTATTCAGCTTCAGACATACCACCTCTTTCCCAAGGTTTTCTTGTATCAGGACCAGGGGAACTACGGTGATGTACCTTCATTTTTGTCTTTTTTGCTTTAGACTTTTGATCTAGATAATCTGGACCTGTTCTTTTATTAGGCATTATGAGAAGAGTTTATCTTTTACAATTTTAAGTGCTTGATCATCAAGTTTATTATCAGTTCTCTTTACATAAGCTTCTAGTACATCAACTAGTAACTGCTTAACAGAATCTGATTTAATAAAGGCGAGAAGGATGGGCTTGATTAATAAGGTCATTTTAGTGGACATTTAGGTTTACTTGTTTGCCAAGGTTTATACCAAGGCTTAGGTGGTTCTTTACATTCAAGAACCTCTTTTTCTGCTTTCTTATATGCAGATATAGCTATTACATCACTACATAAATGATACACACGTGTACCAGGTAGTAACATAAAGCCTTTTTGTTGAAGTTTAGCGCAGTTATCAATTCGAACTAGCTCATAATTCAACTTCATCTTTTCATGTTGTTGTGCTGCTATAGCTCTACAACGTCTTAAACCTTCTCTATCCAAAGGAATCATGAAGTTTATCTGACCGCCCCAGTTCTCAGCCATAGTATAGCTAGAAGGACTCATGCCATCTTCATCAATATCCCAAGGTTTTGTATGATTACCCATATAAAAGGGTGAGAAAGTCATTGTACTGCCATTGCAGCTAATATTGGGTCCATAGTTTTGTCTAGATGGAGCCCCATTATTTTGAAATTGGACAGCCTGGTTGGTCACATTGCCCGTTGCGGCTGCCACGGGGTTAGAAGTATTGTTTGTTTCCCCTTCAGCAGCATATGCAGGAGTGCATCCTACTGCGAGAAGACTGATAAGGAAGTAGTTGTAGAAGTAGTGTCGATTTCTCTTTCTATTTCTGTTACTGATAACACTTGACTTGCTGCTCTTGTTACTATTTCTAGTGTAAAGGGATCTCCAACGGTATGTATCGTGAAGACGGAATCTGAATCCACTATCCCTCCAGATGTAGCTGAAGTATGTGTTATATTTTCTCCTGACCATTTGTTTAACGCTGACCCATAAGTTGTGGTTGTTATTTCCTCCACGATTTCTTGAGTCGTTGTTGTTGTAGAGTTCATCGAACCCTGGGTGAATTGAGGGGTGACTAGCTCTGCTCTTGCTACCGAGGGGGATAACAGTGCTAAGAGTAATAACCATTTTTTCATTCTTCTTTTTTCTTTACCATAGGACAGTTGACAGGGGTTCCATTACCCTTATCTTTAGAATTACCAGTAGACAAGCCAAAAGTGGCTAATGCACCAGTAAATACCGATGCCACGAACGTGATATCTGAGTTACCAGATTTCTTTATCATAGGTAATTCTACATAGTTTAAAGTTATTATAAACCCAGACCAAACAACCACACCTAATCTAACAAAGGTTCCGAGTACTTGTATTTGGGTTTCTGAATCAGTTACTCCTGCTTTGAGTTTTCCGAGGAGTCCTCTTTTCTTTTCTTCCGGTTTTCCTTCCATTTATTAACTTTAGCTTGTAGTTGTTTTTGAACTTTCTTTTTAATAGGTTCAAATAAAGATTGAGTAATAGTTGTAGTTGTTACTGCTATTACAGCTGTTGTTACAGCCGTCACCACTACTGCTGTTTCTTTATCATC